GAAGCCCGCGCCGAAGCCCACCGCGTGGAGCGCCTGGCCCGCGTGGTCTACAGCGACGGCTACGTGCGGGGCCGCCAGGTCGGCCACCGGCTGGGCTTCACCACCGGCTGGCGCGACGGCGCGCTGTGCGGCGCCTTCGCCGGCATCGTCGGCAGCCTGGCCGCGCTGGCGCTCATGTGGCGCTGGGGGTGGCTGTGATGGCGCAGATCCCCCGCCTCTTCCTGCCGCCGCCCGCACCGCCGGCGCCGCGCGGCCTGCGCCGCTACCGCGTGTCGTTCGTGCGGCCCGACGGCACCGTGTGCAACGAGCTGCGCACCGGCGTGAACAGCACCGCCGTGGCCGACGACGCCATGCACGAAGCCGGCCTGGGCAGCGTGGTGCGCGTGCTGCCGGTGGATGAACAGGCGGTGGCCGCATGAACGCGCCGGTCCGCCTGCCCGCCGCCGGGCATCCGCCCAGCCTCATGCGCGTGACCGGCGCGCTCACCGAAGACGCGCGCCTGTACCCAGGCACCGGCCAGCGCTCCGTGCTGCACCTGCTCTTCCAGCCCGCCCAGGGCCTGCCCTACGTGGCCATGGTGGATCTGGGCACCGACCTGGCCGACCACATGGCCACCGAGCAGCTGCTGCCGCACATGCGCGCCGGCCACGTGGTCAGCGTGGCCGCGCACGGCACCGAGCTGCGCACCGACCACGGCCACGCCGCGCTGCGCCTGGTGCGGCCCTATGGCGTAGTCGTCCTTGAAAACCCCATCACCGCGGAGGCATGAGCCATGCACTTCACCCATGACGCACGCATCGTGCAGCACCACGGCAGCGAGATCCACGCCGTGCAGGTCCTGGCCCAGCGCCAGGAAGTGATGTTCCGCGACGGCTCGGCCGTGCAGCTTCATCTGTTGCGGCTGCATCCGAAGAGCGAGCCCGACACCTTCTGCCGCGCCCTGCAGGTGGAAGGCCTGCGCTGGCTCGCACTGGACCTGCGCAAGGTGCTGGCCGGCGCGCGTGCCGCCGAGTTCGAGCTCGACGTGCTGCGCCTGGCGCCGCGCGACACGCCGGGCATGGTGTTCTACACGCTGCGCTCGGCCTTCGCCAACGCCGGGCAGTTCCTGGGCAGCGCGCAGGCCAGCGCCTTCGCCGCTTGGTGGCACCGCGAGGCAGCGGCCGCCTGACACCCACCCCTCACGCGCACCCGCGCGCAACCCGCCGGCGGTGCCGGCGGTTCACTCCCCAGCCAAAGAAAGGCACCTCATGAAGCAAGACATTGGCAGCCCTTACGAGGGCGGCTTCTACGGCGGCACGATCCGCCATGGCACGGCGTTGCTCGCCGTGGTGTGGGCCCCCAAGGCCTTCGGCGAGACGCAAGGCCCCTGGCTCGCCAAGCCGGCCGACGTGCCGGGCGCCCGCAGCCTGGTGGACAGTTTGGCGAACACGCTGGCCCTGGCCGAAGCCGGCAGCCCGCTGGCGACGTGGGCGCTCAACCTGGAGATCGGCGGGCACGACGACTGGGTGCTGCCCTCGCGTGACGTGCTCGAGCTGGCCTACCGCCATCTCAAGCCCACCACCGACGACACCGGCAACTGGTTCCGCGACGGGGACAACCCCAGCAGCGTGCCGCCGGGCTACGCCTACGCCAACGGCGAGCCCATCGTCCAGACGTCTGTCCGCGCCTTCCAAGCCGGCGGTCCGGAAGCCTTCGAGGCCGGGTGGTACTGGTCCAGTTCGCAGTACTCGGGCCGCTTCGCCTGGTACCAGAGCTTCTACGACGGCGACCAGAACGACAACGTCAAGAGCTTCGAGGCCCGCGCCCGAGCCGTCCGCTTGATTCACCTCGCCGCTTGAATCCTTCGATCCTTTCAACGCATCACTGGGACCACCACACATGAAGATCAAGAAGCTCGAGGTGAGCATCGCGCACCCGCGGCCCGAAATCGTGGCCATGCTCGCCGCGCTTGCCGCCGGCGTGCCGCTGGCGCCGTCGAAACCAGACAGTACAGACGCCAAGACACCGGCTGCCGTACCGGTCCCGCCAGTGCTGCGCATCGGCGAGCCGTGGCCCGGCGTCGACGGTGTGTACGCGGGTGTCTCCCGCGGCCGCGATGGCGAGCCGGAGGGCCACCTGGTGCTGCTCAACGCCAAGCCCGATGACGAGCTGAACTGGGCTGACGCGAAGGCTTGGGCTGAGGGCCTGGGCGACGGCGCGCGGCTTCCGACGCGCTTCGAGAGCGCGCTCCTGTACGCACACCTGCAGGACGAGTTCGAGAAGGACTGGCACTGGACCGGCTCGCAGTACTCGGTCCGCGGCGCCTGGGGCCAGAACTTCGGCGGCGGCGGCCAGTTCAACAACGCCAAGAGCTTCGAGGCCCGCGCCCGAGCCGTCCGCAGATTTCCTCTTTGACCCTTTGATCCTTCTCTGAGCCGTGGCCCTCCACTTCGACCTGCCCATCTACCGCACGGGTGTCCAGCTCATGGCCTTGGCTGTCAAGGTGCAGGAGCAGATGCCACGCGGTGTGAAGCGTAGCCTGGGCGACAAGATCAGCAGCCACTGCGTCGAGATGCTCGACCACATGGCGCTGGCCAACGCGACGCGGCGCGCCGAACGAACCGAGCACATTGAGCAGCTCATGACGCACCTGCGCGCCATCACGGTGCTGCTGCGCGTCAGCCATGACAGCCGCTACGTCTCCACCAAGCTGTGGGCGCAGGCGACGGCGTTGCTCGACAGCATCGGCAAGCAGGGCGGAGGGTGGCTCAAGAGCGCAGCGAACAAGGCGCCCGCCGCATGACGGTCAAGGCCCTCATGCCTGAGCGCAATCTGAATCTGGTCGTGCCGCTGCCCCACGAGGGCACCGCCATGCGCACCACGGAAACCGCAGCGCCCGCGCTGGCCAGGTCCGGCGCAGTCGCCACGCTGAACGCTCGGCCTGGCGACGTAGATAGCACGCCGCATCGCAGTACTCGGACCGCAACGCCTGGAACCAGAACTTCAACAACGGCAACCAGAACAACAACGACAAGAGCTTCGAGGCCCGCGCCCGAGCCGTCCGCAGATCCAGACTTGTTCGAACAACTGGTGGTGGCCTATCTGGCCTGCCGCCGCACCAAGCGCAACAGCAGCAGCGCGCAGGCCTTCGAAGCCCGCCTTGAGCGCAACCTGTGCGCGCTGCACGAGGAGCTTGCCAGCGGCGCCTACCGTCCTGGCCGCTCGATCTGCTTCGTGGTCACCCGGCCGAAGCCGCGAGAGGTGTGGGCCGCCGACTTCCGCGACCGCATCGTCCATCACCTCCTGTACAACCAGATAGCCCCGCGCTTCTACGCGCGTTTCACAGCCGACACCTGCGCCTGCATTCCAGGCCGCGGCACGCTGTACGCCGCGCGCCGGCTTGAGCACCAGGTGCGCAGTGTCACCAGCAACTGGGCCGAGCCAGCGCACTACCTCAAGTGCGACCTGGCGAACTTCTTCGTGTCGATCGACAAGCACGTGCTGCGCGCGCAGCTTGCCCGGCTTGTCGTTGAGCCCTGGTGGCTGCAGCTCACCGACACCATCCTGTTCCACGATCCGCGGGGCGACGTGGAACTGCGCGGCAAGGCTCGCCTGCTCGGCCTGGTGCCGCCGCACAAGAGCCTGTTCAACGCGCCGGCCGATCGCGGGCTGCCCATCGGCAACCTCAGCAGCCAGTTCTTTGCGAACGTGCTGCTCAACGATCTGGACCAGCGCATCAAGCACGGTCTGCGTGCGCCTCACTACGTCCGCTACGTCGACGACTTTGTGTTGCTCCACAAGAGCAGCGCCTGGCTCAACGCAGTCTTGGCCGACATCAAGGCCTGGCTGCCCGAGCAGCTGCACCTTCAGCTGAACCCACGCAAGACGATCCTGCAGCCCGTTGACCGCGGCGTCGACTTTGTCGGCCACGTGATCAAGCCCTGGCGCGGCACCACCCGCCGCGGCACGGTGAATCGCGCCGTCGATCGCATGCGGCACGCGCCGGCGGCCGACGTGCACCAGCTGGCCAACAGCTACTTCGGCCTGCTCACCCAGGCCACCCACAGCCACCAAGACCGCGCCCGCCTGGCCAACGCCGTGCGTCAGCGCGGGCACTCCGTACTGGCCTCACTCAGAAAGGCTTACCTATGACTACTTCTTCCACGCCCGAGCCTGGCAGCCTGGGCGACCGCATCCTGCAGCTCTTCCGGCGCAACCACGCCGAGGAGACCTACGCCGCGCTTGAGCTCACGCGCAAGTTCGACGTGTCACTGCCCGTGCTCTGGGCGGCCGTCGAGCCCATCGTGGCCACCGGCGTGCTCAAGCGTGAGCCGAGCACCCGGGCGGCCACCACGGTGATCAGCCGCGGGCCCAAGTTCCCGGCGCCGCCGCCGGCGGCCGAACCGCCCAAGCGCAAGGGCCGCAAGCCGGGCTCTGCACCGCTGCCACCGCTCGACCTGGACAAGCTCGTGGTGCGCACGGGCGTCGAGAAGCCGCCGCGCTTCATGCCAACACGGCCAGGCGAGTCGAAGTACGACGGTCTGTTCAGCAAGCTGACCAAGGCCGGCCAGTCGATCGAACTGCCGGCGGCGTACCAGAAGGCGCTGGGCCCGGTGGTCAGGAAGAAGACCAAGAGCGGGCCGGCGAAGTTCTCGCTGCGCCGCACGTCCGTCGACGCCATCACGCTGTGGAGGGACGCATGAACGCCGCCGTGGAAGTGAGCGCCAAGCGATTCGTCGAAGTGCCGCCGGAGCGGCTGATCGACAGCCCGTTCCAGCCGCGGATCGACTACACCGGCATGGACGAGCTGCGCGCCAGCATCCGGGCCGAGGGTCGCGTGCACACCCCGCTGCTGGCGCGCGAACGGCCTGATGGCGGCATCGAGCTGGTGTTCGGCCACCGCCGCAAGTACGGAGCCCTGGCCGAGGAAGTGCCGACGGTGACCGTCGAGCTGCGCGACATGACCGACGCGCAGGTGCGCAGCGCGCAGATGGCCGAGAACGTCCAGCGCGAGAGCATGAAGGCGCTGGAGGAGGCGCGCGGCATGGAGACGCTGTGGGGCAAGTCCATCGCCGCACTGTCCAAGCGCCTGGACACGATGTCGGCGGCTGAGCTGACCACGATGCTGCTGGACATCGCGATCGTCGACAACGTCGTCGTCGACTGGCACAGCGTGAAGGACAAGCCGGGCCCCCTGCTGGCCCTGGCGGCGCACTACGGCATCGATGCGAAGGGTGTGATGGAAGCCGCTTCTACCCCTTCCACCGCTGGCGCGAGCGCGGAAGAAGCGCCCGCTGCCGCGAGCAAGGCCAAGGCTCCGGCCAAGGCCGCGAAGGGATCCAAGAGCTCGAAGGACACCAAGCCCGCTGCGCGGGCCGTGAAGTATCGCAACCCGGCGACGGGCGAGACCTGGACCGGACGAGGGCTGAAGCCTCAATGGCTGAAGGTGGCCATGGAAGGCGGGGCGACGCTGGCCAGCTTCGAAGTGAAGGACAAGGCCGGCTCCGCCGGCAAGAGCCAGAAGGACGACGCCGGCTCCGCCGGCGACCTGTTCGAGGCCGCGGAAGGAGCCTCCGCATGAGCGTGCAGCGCATCGAAGAGAGCGCCGGGTACCAGGCGCGCCAGCACGTCGGTCAGGGCAAGCGCCTCACGCGCTTCTTCGCCGACGTCAAGTACGGCGGCAAGCGCAAGGCCCACGCGCTGGCCAAGCTGGCCGACATCGATCTGCAGCGCCAGGCCCGGCGCCTGCGGAGGAGGGCCGAGCGATGACCATCCACGCCTGCCACTGGCCAGGCTGCGCGGTGGCCGTGCCGCCGAAGCTGTGGGGCTGCAAGGCCCACTGGCTGCAGCTGCCCAAGCACCTGCGCGACCGCATCCTGCAGGCCTACGTGCCTGGCCAGGAGCTCACCAAGACGCCGTCGCTGGCGTACATCCAGGCCGCACGCGACGCGCAGGCCTGGATCGAGGCACAGCGCACGCAGAACCCGCAGGGGCAGCTGCTGTGAAGGTGGAGCGCCGCACCGTCAAGGCGCCGGCGATCCCGGCCTGGCTCAAGCCCAAGCTGACGCGCGACCAGCGCCGCGACATAGCCATCGTCTCGCTGCAGAGCCTGCGCGACGTCGACCAAGGCGTGGCCACCGAGGAGACGCTGTGGAACCTGGTGCGCGACGCGCTCACCTGGTCGCGCGCTGCCGAGCTGCTCGGCGCCGGCCTGGTGGAAATGCGCACCCACCTGGACCACATCACCACGATGGTCCGCCACTTCGGCGCCACCGGCCGCGTGGAGTTCACCAGCTCCAGCCAGGCCGCCGCCGTGCGCCTGGGCCTGGCCTACATGGAAGACATCGCCGGCCTGGTGGACCGCGAGAGCGCGATCGCCGCGGCGCTGTACAGCGAGCGCGCGGTGAGCGAGCACATGGGCAGGCAGGCAGCGTGAGCAAGCCGCCGCCCATCACCGTCGAGACGGTCGGCCAACCCTCGGCGCTATCCTCCCTCGCCCGCCTGCTCCTGCGGCTCCACGCCACGCCACCCGCCGCACCTGCACCGCAGCCCCAGCACCATGACCAACCGCGCGATCCTGTACCTGCGCTCGAGCAAGGATCGGTCTGACGTCTCGATCGACGCCCAGCGTCGGTCGCTGCACGAGATGGCGGTGACGCGCGGCCTGGTGGTGGTCGACGAGTTCGCCGACGCGGTCGAGTCCGGGAAGGACGAAGACCGCCCCGCCTTCCAGCGCCTGCTGCACGAGCTGAAGCGGCCCGGCCGGCCGTGGGAGCACGTGCTGGTGCTGGACACCAGCCGCGTCGCCCGCCGGCGCCTGATCGCCCAGCTCTTCGAGCGCGACTGCGACAAGCACGGCGTGCGCCTGGCGTACCGCAACGTGCCCGAGTCCGACCCCGCCACCGAGATGCTGCTCAAGAGCGTGCTGCAGGCCATGGACGAGTGGCACAGCATCAACAGCCGCCAGAAGGGCCTGGCCGGCATGGCCGAGAACGTGCGCCAGGGCTGGCGCGCCGGCGGCCGCGCGCCCCGAGGCTACCGCCTCGAGTACCACGCCACCGGCGCCGTGCGCGAAGGCACGCCTGTCACGAAGAGCCGCCTGGTGGTGGACGACGCCACCGCCGGCGAGGTGCGCGCCTACCTGCAGCTGCGGGCCCAGGGCGTGGCCCGCGGCCCGGCGATCGCGCGCCTGAAGCTACGCTGGCCACCCAGCAGCACGCACAGCATGGACTGGCAGGCCCTCACCTACGCCGGCCACACCGTGTGGGGCATGCACGCCGATCGCCAAGCGGGCGGCGCCGGCGAGAAGCGGCGGCCGCGCGCCGAGTGGCTGATCCACCGCGACACGCACCCCGCGCTGATCACCGATGCCGAGGCCGAGACGATCCTGCGGCAGCAGGAAGCGGCCCTGCAGGGCCGGCGCGTGCGCTCGTCGCCGCTGCTGTTCGCCGGGCTTGTCCAGACGCCTGACGGCACGCCCTGGCACTCCGACGGCTGCGGCCACTACCGCCTGGGCAAGGGCACGAAGGTCGCGGCGGCGCGGCTGGAGGGGCCCGTGCTGGACCGCGTGCTGGAGGATCTGGCCAGCGACGAAGCGGTGTCGCTACTGCGCGACGAGCTGGCCAGGCAGGCCACCGGCGGCCAGGTCGACGGCCGCCGCGTCGCCGGCGTCGAGCGCCGGCTGGCTTCACTGACGGCGCAGATCCAGCGCACCGTCGACCTGGCCGCCCAGCTGGAAGACCCGGCGCCGGTGCTGCGGCGCGTGAAAGACCTGGAGCACCAGCGGGCCGAGCTGCTGGACGAGCTGAGCGCCATGCAGCACCAGCAGGTGCTGGCCACCGGGGCGGCGGCGATCGACGAGCCCATGATCCGGGCGCTGCTCCGGCGCCTGGGCGCCAGCATCCGCGACGCGGTGAGCTCGCAGGACCTGCGCGACGAGGCACGCCTGGCGCTCGCCGAGGTGGTGGAGCGCATCGAGCTCCCTGAAGCCAAAACCCCCGTCCGGGTGCATTACGCGCTCCGAACGGGGGTTAATATGGCGTCCCCTAGGGGATTCGAACCCCTGTTACAACCGTGAAAGGGTCGTGTCCTAGGCCTCTAGACGAAGGGGACTTGGATAACCTTCTTCCCTTGAACAGCGCTCGGTGACCTTGGTGGAGGTAAGCGGGATCGAACCGCTGACCTCTTGCATGCCATGCAAGCGCTCTCCCAGCTGAGCTATACCCCCTTTGGGTTTCGACCCGCGCTGTTCAAGCGAGTCTGTGATTCTAGAACACTTTTCAGACCCCCCGCAATCGAGCGAGCACATCGTCGCGCTGGAAGAGCGCGAGCACCGCGTCGATCGACGGGGTCTGTGAACGACCGCACACCAGCACGCGCAGGGCCGGCGCCAGCTGCGGCATCTTCAGCTGGTGCGCGGCCAGCGTCTCCTTGATGGCCGCCGCGATGGCCGCCTTGTCCCACTCGACCTGCGTGAGCTTCTCGCGCAGGGTGCGCAGCCCCGGCTTCACGGCGTCGGTGACGAAGGTGGCCAGGTCTTCCTCGCGCGGCGTCACCGGCAGGTAGAGCATGGCCGACCAGTCCGCGAGTTCCACCACCGTGCTGCAGCGGTCCTTGAACAGCGCGGCTGCGCGTTCCAGCAGCGGCAGGCCGTGCGCGGGCACGCCACGCGACTTGAGCTGGCGCTGGATCATCGGCGCCAGGCGGGCGTCGGGCGCCTGCTTGATGTAGTGGGCGTTGACCCACGCCAGCTTGGCCGGATCCCACTGCGCGGGGCTCTTCGCGAGGTGCGTGCCGTCGAACCACTGCACCATCTGCTCGGGCGTGAAGAGTTCGTCATCGCCGTGGCTCCAGCCCAGGCGCGCCAGGTAGTTCAGCATGGCCTCGGGCAGGTAGCCCGCGTCCTGGTAGGCGGTGACGCTGACCGCACCACGGCGCTTGCTCAGCTTCAGGCCGTCCTCGCCCAGGATGATCGGGCAGTGGCCGAACTGCGGCAGCGGCGCGCCCAGGGCGCGGAACATGTTGATCTGCCAGGGCGTGTTGTTGATGTGCTCGTCGCCGCGGAAGACGTGCGTGATCGCCATGTCCCAGTCGTCCACCACCACGGCGAAGTTGTAGGTGGGCACTCCGTCGGCACGCTGGATGATGAGATCGTCGATCTCCTCGTTGCTGATGCTGATCGGGCCCTTCACCAGGTCGTCCCACGACACGAAGCCGCGCGGCGGGTTCGCGAAGCGCACCACCGGCTGCACGCCTTCGGGAACCGGCGGCAGCACCTTGCCGGGCGCCGGGCGCCAGGTGCCGTCGTAGCGGCGCTTCTCGCCACGCGCTTCCTGGCCGGCCTTCATCGCCTCGAGCTGCTCGGGCGTGGCATAGCAGCGGTAGGCCGTGCCGGCGGCGATCATCTGGTCGATCACGGCCTGGTAGCGATCGAGCCGCTGCATCTGGTAGACCGGGCCTACGTCGTAGTCCAGGCCCAGCCACTTCATGCTGTCCAGGATCTGCTGCACGCTGTCCTGCGTGGAGCGCGCGACATCGGTGTCCTCGATGCGCAGCACGAACTGGCCGCCGAAGTGGCGCGCGTAGGCCCACGAATACAGCGCGGTGCGCGCGGTGCCCAGGTGCAGGAAGCCGGTGGGCGACGGGGCGATGCGGGTGCGGATGGTCGTCGTCATGCGGAAAGGCTGGAGAGGCCGCGCTGCAGGTCGTCGGTGATGTCGTCGACGTGCTCCAGGCCCACGGCCAGGCGGATCAGGCCCTGGCCGATGCCCGAGGCCTGGCGCTGCGCCTCGCTGAGGCGGCCGTGCGAGGTGGTGGCCGGGTGGGTGATGATGCTCTTGGTGTCGCCCAGGTTGGTGGCGATGCTGAGCACGCGCGTGCTGTCGATGACGTGGAAGGCCGCGGCGCGCGCCGATTCGGGCGTAGGCGCCTTCACGTCGAACGAGACCACCGCGCCGCCCAGCCCCGACTGCTGCGCCATCGCCAGCGCGTGCTGCGGGTGCGATTCGAGTCCGGGGTAGTGCACGCGGCCCACGGCCGGATGCGCTTCCAGCCAGCGCGCCACCTGCAGCGCCGCCTCGCTCTGCGCCTTCATGCGCAGCGCCAGCGTCTCCAGGCCCTTCAGCACCACCCAGGCGTTGAAGGGCGCCAGCGTCATGCCGGCGGTGCGCAGCGTGGGGCCGAACACGTCGACGATGAGGCGGTTGGGCCCGCACAGCGCGCCGGCCATCACGCGGCCCTGGCCGTCGAGGTACTTGGTGCCGGCGTGCATCACGAGATCGGCGCCGAGCGCCAGCGGCCGCTGCAGCGCGGGCGAGCAGAAGGTGTTGTCCACCGTCAGCAGCGCGCCGGCGCCGTGCGCCAGGTCGGCCAGCGCGCGGATGTCGCAGACGTCGGTGAGCGGGTTGGTCGGCGTCTCGGCGAACAGCAGCTTCGTGTTCGGGCGCAGCGCGGCGCGCCACTCGGCGACGTCGGTCTGCGAGACGAAGCTGGTCTCGACGCCGAACTTCGCGAACTCCTTGCCGAACAGGCTCAGCGTGGAGCCGAACACCGAGCGCGAGCAGATCACGTGGTCGCCGGCCTTCAGCAGCCCCATCACCAGCAGCAGGATCGCGCTCATGCCGGTGGACGTGGCAACACAGCCTTCCGCACCTTCCATCGCAGCCAGGCGCTGCTCCAGGCTGCGCACGGTGGGGTTGCTGGTGCGCGCGTAGGTGAAGTCCTCCATCTCCGCGAAGCGCCGCGCCGAGGTGGCCGCATCGGGCTGCACGAAGGCGCTGGTGAGGAACAGGCCTTCGGAGTTCTCGCCGTGCTGGCTGGGCGCCAGCGCGGTGCGCACGGCCAGCGTCTCGGGGCGCAGGCCCTCGGGCAGCTTCGCGCGTGCGATGCGCGCGGCTTCGCTGTCCCGGTCGCTCACGCGACTTCCCCGCTCTGCAAGGCCAGGCGGCCGCGCGCGTCGGACTCTTCCTCGTCGAACTGCAGGCGGCGCTGCGCTTCCAGCGTCGCGAAGTCCTCGGCGGTCACGTCGCCGGTGATGTAGCGCCCGTCGAAGCAGCTGGCCTCGAAGCCGGCGATCTGCGGGTTGAGCGCGGCCACCACGCGCTTCATCGCGTCCACATCCTGGTAGATCAGCTGGTCGGCACCGATGAAGCTGCGGATCTCCTCGATGCTGCGGCCGTGCGCGATGAGCTCCTCCTTCGTCGGCATGTCGATGCCGTAGACGTTCGGAAAGCGCACCGGCGGCGCGGCACTGGCCATGTAGACCTTGCGCGCACCGGCTTCGCGGGCCATCTGCACGATCTCCTTGCTGGTGGTGCCGCGCACGATGCTGTCGTCCACCAGCAGCACGTTGCGGCCCTTGAACTCCACGCCGATGGCGTTGAGCTTCTGGCGCACGCTCTTCTTGCGCACCGCCTGGCCCGGCATGATGAAGGTGCGGCCG